CTACTGCTATAGTTTGACCTGTTTGTGTAGTCATTGTTGCAGGAGGCTTTTGACCAGCAGGCTGACCAGGCTTTACCATTACTTTCTGTGAGGAATTAGGTGCAGTAGCAGTTGATGTTGTGGTAGCAGTATTTTCTGCTAATACGCTTTCTACTCTTTCAACCCAATCTTTTAAACTTTTCTTTTTAATAGATTCATTTGCTTCTTTATCTTGAGGAGATTTATGTACTGTACCTTTTTTACCCGGTAATGATTTAGGCATTTTACCAATCATAACATTTTGAAGGTCTTTGGCACCAGAGTATCTATCTTTAGTATCTGCCGCTCCACCTGCTTTCTTAGGACGACCACGACCACGTTTCTCTGCACTAGCAGTGGTATCATCATCAGGATCTTGATCAGGATCACCTAACTCATCTGAAGTTTTTCCATATTTACCTACCTTACCGGCAACTGGTGTGCCTCTTTTCATATTAGGCTTATCACTAAAATCACCAGTCTTACCTACACGGTATGATGGTGAATAGCTTGCTTCTTTAGCCTCATTAAGCTGAGCCATTTTTGATAATAAATCTTTCATGTCCATTTTGTTGTTCCTTATCTATTGAACTTAGCGCCAGTCGCTGGTTTATTTGGTCTAGTAATCTTGCTCATTGGGCTATTATCACCTCTAGGATCTTGAGGTATAACTTTGAATGGATCAAATGCTGGTTGAGTTTTTTGCCCTGCATAAGGAATATCAATTTCATTATCCTTCATTTGATCTTTAACGCTTGTCAAATATGACTCACCATATGCTTTACTAGCCTCTTTACTACCCGGTGCTGAACCCATTTCATTTTTAGTAAGCAATGGGCTTTCTTTCATTTGATTAGCATACTCATCTGATTCTGTATTAATACTGTCATTAAAATTTGTACTAATTAAACGGACCATGTTAACATTATACCCACATAATTGTGCTATTTGCTGGATCATAGGTTCTGTAGCTGGATATCTAAATTTACATTTAAGTATAGTTACAGATTCATTGCTTAAATTAGGAAAACCATATGGATCTTTTTGAATAGGCGTGGTTGTAGGAGCACTGATATCAATAGGATCAAACTTACTTAGATTGTATTTAAACAAATCTAAAAAGTTTTTATCAACATCACCTGCAATTTTAATAGTGCAGTTATATGTATGCACACTTTCGGTAATATATGTTTTAAGGCTTTTCATTGCATGTTCCCGTATCTAGTATTTATCATTCTTCGTTCTTTTTACCTGCTAGAATTTTTAATAACTCATTTCTATCTAGAGCCTTACCTTCACCCAATGGAGTATTTGATATTTCTTCTACAGCAGGATTTAATTTATGATCTAATGTAGCTTTCTTTAATTGTAGTTCTATCATTTTAAGTTTTTTGTTAATTTTAGCCGTTTTAGCAGTAATGGCATGATTTAACATATTACTAGCAACACTAAATATTTCACTGCTAAATCTACTGTCTACTTGCATACCTAAATCCATAAGGTCTTTATAACTATTAGTAGCTAAATCAGCTAAACTATCCATCTCAATATCTGCAACTTCTAAACCCCGTACTTGAGGTAAAGCATTTTCTATTTTTTCTAAATTAGTTAATGCTTCTTTAGTAATTTCTATTGCATTTTCAGGAATAGGTTTAGATAAAGATTCTATATCTGCTTCTGGTAGTTCAAATAATTCTTCTAATTTTTTTGTCATAATAATATTTAGTTAGGGTTGGTTACCATTTCTAAATAAATCCTTTTCTGTAATTACTCTAAAAGTATATCCTTGACTTTTACAATATCCCATAGCTGCGGCCCATTTAGCATGATTTATAGCAACAATCATTCTGTCCTTTGCAGTAGCTGCTTTACTTTCAATAATACTTTGTTTTTGTGGTTTTATTTCTACTACTTCTGCTACTTTTTTGCCAAACTTGTTTTCATAAACTACAAAAAAATCAGGGACATATATGGTTGGTTTACCTGTAAAAGGATGCTTATATGGAATTCGTAATGCTTCACTGGCCCAATATAGTACATTATTGTGAGTATCACAAAATGTCATAAACGTAAGTTCCCAACCTGAACGATACTTAGGAGAATGTTTTCCTATATATTTTTGAGGGTTTTTTGGGGTATAAAAACCTTGTGCCCATTTTCCCATATCATTGTACTATATTTCTCGCTACAGGTATATTAGGCCTAGGAACAATGCTTATTCCATACAAAGAAGTTTTCGACTTTAAACTATTTAAATAAAAACAAATTTTTTTATTCATTTGTAATTTACTACCGCTACCCTGTAGTTCATCTAACAAGTCTAATACATTTAATCCGGTTTCGGTAGCCGCTCTAAATAAAACTGCTGTAAAATTTTGTGCTATGCTATTAGTTGCACATACACTAGAAAAATATCCATATACAATATCAAATTGGTCAGCACCAACTATTACATCAGTAGAATAAAAAGAATCAAAAATTCTAATAGTTCGATCTATGCTGGATCTATTATCTATTATTCTAGCCACTAGTTGCACCTATATATGTTACTTGAGAACCTGCATAAGGATATAGCCCCACTCCCTTAGGATATTGAATTGCTAACATTGTGGGATATCCAGCACCTGGATTGGGTGTGGATTGACCTACAGGATATAAAGTAGATATATTTCTATTATAATTTGGATTATTTCTTAATGTTACTGACAATGCTGCCACAGATTGTAATGGATCTGAAGTAACTAACCCAGGTGTTTTTTGATAGTTATAAGCTACGTTTGGATTATTTAACATGTTATACCCTTTTATTATTGATTCATATAACCACCGGCCGGTGGAATATAATTACTGTTTCCTGCAACAGGACTATTATTACCCTTCGGCGTAATAGGACTTAATATTGTGTCGTATGATTCAGTTAAACCAAATCCTTGAACAATATTTCCAGGGGTTTTGCCATCCATAGCACCTGCATTATAAACTACAGTTTCATATCCTAAATCCATTTGAATATCCATTGTACCACCGCCTTCTGCATAGCTATATGTATCATGATTCAATGAATTAATAATTGGATTAATTAATGTATATGCAGTGAATTTATGTTGATTAAATCCAAATATAGTTATATTTTTAAAAAAAGGAATTTTAATTAAACTAGGGTTAGGACTTTCTCCCCAATAACCCCAATTATTATTACCAACAATATTATCTGTATTTGTATAAATGTTTCTATAATTGTAATTAGCATTTGTTGCTGATTGCACAGACCCACCTCCGCCCTGAGTTGGTCTAGCGATTCCACCTCTAGCACCTTGAAAAACAGCACCAAAATTTGAACCATCTTTATAATAGTATGTATAATATGCGTCCCATAAACTAGTAATCATATTATCATTATCATCGTGAAAATTAATAGTAACAGGATTGTATTTGATTTTAGTTTGTACGATTCTTTTTCTATTATATTGATTAAGTTCAACCGTGTTTATTTGATAGCTAGGTAGTTTAACACTTTTAACTACAAGACCAAAATTATCACCAGTACTTATATTTTGATCATATGCGGTTTGGTTAATTTCAAAATATACATGAAATAGAAATTTAAGTTTAGGTGCTCTTTGGTAAACACCAGTTCTAAATATTTTTGCTGCGTGTTGTGCATCACGCAGATTTGCACCAGCAGGAGAATAAGTTTTACCGTCATTTGAAGGACTGGGTCTGCCAGTCCTTCTTTGTAAGTTCTCCCCGTTAGAATTAGCCATCCGTTACCTTATTAGGCTACGCTTGTAGCTGTATCTGTTGGGTTTCTTTGTGGTTGTGCTACCTGTCCTACGCCTTGTTCGACTCCATTGTATCCTGTTTGAATAGCGTTGTCGAATTGTACTGTCAATGCTATTTTGATATCTTCGCTAGTGCCGTAGTTAACTGTGTTATAATTAACTGCTTCTAGGTAACAGCCAACTAAATACCATGTTTCAAGTATTTGCGGCGCTGCAACTCCATTACCACCGTCTAAAATTTCTAAAGTCATTGAAAACTTATAATCACTTGCAGACGCAGCACTGGCTTGTTCTGCCATATCTAATTGCCTTTGAACTTGCGCGCCGATCGCTCTAGATACTGCACCTGAAGCATCATCACGCACATTTATAGACATTGTTTGCCATGTATGCTTACCTGCCATATAAATAGTAGAGTTATATACTGGCAGTGTAATCTTAGCAAATGAAAGATTTGGTCTGGAACAATCAACAACTTGGCGTGTTAATTCAATACCATCTCCATCACCAAAATTGAAAAAGTTTAGACGGTATCTAAACTGTAACTTTGGCATCAATAAAGTCTGATTACTAGCATTGGTATCACTTGCTGACAGATTAACTAGTGTTTGTGAGGCTATCGCCATTTTAATTTCTCCTGTTAATATTATTTATCTTTTATTAAGGGGCATTTTTGCCCCTTAATTTTTATAGAGCTGCTAACTCACCTGTATTCAAAATACGAACTGGGATGTAGATGAATTCAACAGCCTTAACAGGCTCAATCGCAACGTCTACCCAAAGCTCATTTCTATCAATTCTAGCAGGAGTGTTGTTTGACTCATCACATACAACTAGATAATCATAGATACCGCGTTTTGCTTGTAAATCAAGCATTAACGATGTTACTACGTTTGCAATTTGACCTCTAGTAAATGCATCATTAGGTTCGAATACGAACGGCCGTGCTGCAATAGTTAGTTGACGACGAATGTACGCAATTAATCTTGCAACATTGGTTCTATCTAATGCACTTTGTGAATCAAAGCTTGTTTTATTACCATAATTCAATAAGCCATTTCCGGTAAAGAAAACCAAAGGATTTATGAAGTTAATGTATAATACATCACGAATTCCTATTCTAGTTTTACTAGGTTGAAATTCGCCTGTAGTTCTATTTACATAACCGATGTTTGCTGCATTGTCAATAATGCCTCTTCTTGTACCTGCTGCTGCTAACCAAGGATAAGCAATATTGTCATTGCGTAAGAAAGTACGCAACATCATGTGTGATGCAGGAACTGCTACTTCATTACCTGATAAATCAAATGCTATTCCACTTGGATAAAACAAACCTAAGAAAGTATTGCGTGTTACACACCCTGCTTCACCTGTGCTTGTTGCATCTGCCGCGTTTGTTGCCCATGCTTGAATATCAGTAGCACTATCAGGCAATCCTAATGGTGTATCACCTAATATATAACCTGTTTCACCACGATCGGCATTTAACACTACCATATTAGGTTGTAATTCAGGGTAATTAGGAGTAGCCATCAAATTAAAGAAGTTGTCTTCGTCACGAATAGCCGGATTAGTATCAATCGCGGATTTTAATGATTCTACAACCATTGCTCTTTGAGCTTTTCTACCCATATATGGACTACCATTAGATTGTAAGCCACTTGCCGATACCCATGCATC